GGTCTAACGTATACTATCCGCGCTTCGTGTTTATCCTGTGGTAAATCGTCATCTACCTTAATCCAATCCATCTCTACATCTCTTTCGCTTTCTTCCACGCTATTACCTCATCTATACGTTTAATACTGTGTCCATCCCATTTATTCCCCGATGTTCTCCATCCCATCGCTGTCTTACCGTTTTTACCAACCATGATACATAGGTCATACTCTACTGGGAGCTTGTCTATAATTTTAAAAAACCCGTCTCGGTTTGGCTTGACTTTTTCCACTTATTTACTTCCTATATATACCACAAATTTATAGTAATTAAAAATAAGAACCTACCCCCATTTCATTAGGCTGCTGAAATACTCTCGGTATCTCCTTTTGGTACCCTGTAGCTTCCTGATACATCCGGTCAATGTCTTCGGGTTTAATCAAGTTATTGTCTAACATTGAGCCGAAATGCGTGTACAATGCATAACGCATAGCGTCCATGCTATGGTCATTTTCCTTAACTGGCTTGTCCTCACCCTTAAGCGATGCTTTAGAGTCCCATACGTAGGTTCCAAACTCTCTTATAGCGTTCTTACACCCTGCACATATCTTGAAGGTTCCGTTAGATAGTAGTTGCGATTGAAAGCGTATGCCGTTGATTACATCATTGTCCGCATCTAGTACGTCCTCTATTCCCTGACGGAATAGCTCTGCTCTGAATGAGGCTGCCGATGGGTCAAGATAGATGGCTTGTACGTTGTATCCTTGCAAGAATGCTTTCAGGTCTTCGGCATACTCGGTGTCTGTCTGCTGCCGTCCTGTTACCTTAGAGCTGTAGAAATACTCTTTCTCAAGCCAAATGTTAGGGTAGTTGTTGGGGTTATATCCAATGAGGTTGAAAACGGTTGGGTTAGTGGTTCCGTAGTCTATCCCTATGATGTAGTATTCGGCTCTCTTGCTTGGGTATGGTATTACATGCTGCTCTTCATCAAAGAACTCGTATACCGTTCCTTCGGCTAGTACCCATAATCCCTCAATATATCTCTTGTACCATAGGCCTGTATACTCTGCCTTTAATGCGTCTATGTATGACTTGTCTAAGCTTGGGTTATCCTCAATGCGAAAGTGCCAACGTGTTAGGTCTATCTCGGGGTTGTCTAGAAATTCAGTCTTGAGCCAATGGAAAGGAGAATCGGGGTTAGTAGTTCCAAAGAGCTTTGCACCGGTAACAGACAATCGAGATTGAAGCATCTTAATAAATCCATAAGGTATGAGTGACATCTCATCGACGTAAGCAATAGCAAGCGTTGACCCCTGTATCTTACGTTGCGCTCTCTCATCGTTAGCCCCTACGAAATAGATTATACGGTCGAACATGACCATTTGTGTTGTTTTGGGTGTGGGGCATGGGAACCCGAGTAGGTGGCACATCTCTACAATAACGTTACGCTGTATGCTGTCCCTTGTCGGGCCAACAATCATGGCGTGACCGGGAGGGCCTGCCCGCAGCTCCTTAATAAAACGAAGGATAGAAATAAAAGACTTACCGCTACGTACCGAGCCTTCCCATATGTTAAGACGTTTGGTACTCTCAGTATAAGATACCAATTGCTTGTCTGATAATGGCATACTGTTGTAAGTTGCCACCATCTATTCACCTTTAAGCTTTTCAAGCTCTTCCCGTAGTCTTTTGTTCTCCATTGCTAGTTCAGTTGCCTTGTCAAAGGCATCAATCTTAGCGCCGGCCTCTTCGTGCTTTGCTGCACCAAGCTCGTGTTTGTACTTCTCTTTCTTAAGTTCTCGGTCTAACTGCTTGTCTTTCTTGTCTTCGTCGAAGTCGTCTACATCCTTGAGATACATAGGAACAAACTTACCGATAACCCAATTATTACCGTTGCCATCCATCGCGGTTCTAACCATTTTTTGACCTAAAATATGCTTTGCCCCTTGAAGAATCGCACGAAACTGCTTATGTCTAGTGGCTATCATCTTCAACCATCCGGGAGATTGACCCTTTTCACCTACCTCAAATTCTGAGATATGCCAAACATCCGGACGCTTACAATAGTCATGAAGCTCCTTACCAAGCTTCTCTAACTTCTTGGGTGTCCACTCTGTGGGTCTACCTGTCTTTTTCTTTTCAGCCATGTTTTGTTAACCTACGCAACTCAAATACTCCGGCATACTCCGGAAACTCATTCATAAACTTTCGGGCGTAATATGGAAAGTAATTATGGTTTATCTTTTGTGTCTTATCTGGGCCATTCCATCTAATGAGGTGTACTATGAGGTGGGCGCCTATCTTGCGGTATCCCTTATCCCATGCTTCAAAGGTATTAATCTTGAACTGTTCCCATAATCCGGGGTGTTCTTTGTCATACTCTCTAAACTCCTTCCACCTCTTAGTTTCCGTACTTGACCCGGGCTTAGGAGGAGGGAAGAAATGACCTACGCCGTCAGCGTCCCACCATACCATTACTCACCTACAAGGGTTTCATCCTTATTCTCACGCTCTACTTGTCCGTCATACTCGAACCCATAACTTAGCTTGATGTGGCTTGCACATCCTGTAAGAAGACATGCAAACAACATAAATGTTACTAATTTGGTAGCTTTCATGCGTTCACCTCTACTTTTTCTTCTTCTTGCTTAGGCTCTTCACAAGCTTCTTGTCCTCCGCACGCTCCTCCTTGAACATCTTCATGTCGCTCTTTAGGTGCTTCTTCACCTTCTTTAACTTCTCCTTGCACTGCTTCGGGCTTCCCATCGTCTTTTTCATCTTTGACCTCTTCTTTGGTTACATATTTTTTGTTAAACTCTTCACCCATTGTTTGAAGGACGAAGCCTAAAAACGCATGATGTGGGCTATTCTCTGGTTTAAAGTTTGCTGCAAACACTTCGCATGTTGAGAAAAGGTACCCGATAAGCTCCGAATAGAGTAGGTTAGCTCCCCTTTGATATGCCTTAGCTAGCTGTGCTTCCATTTCAGATGGCAGGATACTTAAAGGCTCTTCTTGCTTAGCTTCTGTCTCTGCTACTGGTGTTTTTAGCTCCTCGACTGGTGCTTTTGCTTCTTCAACTGGTGCTTTTGCTTCTTCAACTGGTGTGTTTTCTTCCGTCATGTGTTATCTCCTTAATCAAACAATGCTGCTATCATCGCCAACGCTCCTACTAATACAGTGAATGCCAAGAATAGGAAAAACGGCATAAACAAAATGAGTATTAGAATTGACCAAGATATAATTATAGTTTCTGTTAATTTTAGAATGAGTAGTACAAGGAACAATGTAGTAAAAAAACCCATGTTTATTCCTCGGCTTCTACGGTTGGCTCGTCTTCGTCGAACGTATAACACCACTGTTGACCTCCTTCAATTTCAGGGTAATAGTCTCCGCAGGGTGCTAGGTTGACTCTACTTACTTTTCTTTTTCTGGGATATTGAGTTGTTCTTTTTAAGCTTTGGGTACTTGGCGTAGACAGCCTTTCGCACACCTGAAGGATTAGGGGCGTTATGGGCGAGCTTAAGGGCGCTTTTAGCTCTGGACAAAGTGTTAATGGGATATGACCCCGCCGGTGCGCCTCCCGCCTTGCCTGCCATTTCTGATTGAGGTACCTTAGGATACGACCCAACGTTACTCCCCCCCGGCTTCTTTTTCATCTTGCTTAGCTTCTTGACGGGTACTTTCTTCCCCTTCGAAATTGACGATAGTCGCTTTTTTTGCGCCATAAGACTTATACCCCTTTCGGTCTCTCATGAAACGGTTACGCTTCAAGTTTTTCTTAATCTCTTCGAAATCAAAACCGTCAATCTCGGACTTAGCACGCCAAAGACGCTTATAAAACTGCATCTCTGTCATGCCAAAGCTAATCCAAAATTGCTTAAGGAAAAAGCTAGTCTCACAATGCGACCAACCTTTTAGGATTGCTGCAAAGTTTCCTACATCATAGGGTGTTATCCGTGTTCTCTTTACCTTCACGCTTTACTACGACCTTATACGGTACTTCTGACTCGAAGTTGGTTTTTACTTTTGCTGTAATGGCCTCGCCTGCCTTCACATTCTCTAAGTCAATACGCGTCATCTGAATCGTAATGACCTTCTTTTGCTTCATAACTGTATCCATGCAACATCTCACTTTTTAAACCCCTTCGGCTTATGTGGATTACCTTTCTTCTTTGGTAACTTCTTGCCCTTTGGTGTCTTTTTTTCAAACTCCTTGGCAAGTGAGGGGCTTACAGCATGCATAAAACGTCTCTGAGCTTCTGACTCGAATGGCATTTACTTTCTCCATTACTATAAATCATACCACTTTTACCACATTTATAGTAATAGGGTAAAGGCTTTCTACCAACTTCTTTTTTGTCTTAAACTCGGCTGTCTCCATTCCCTTAACGTCTGTAAACTTGACCTCACCATCTGCCCAGAACTCTTGAAAGTCCACTACGTAGCGAACTCCCCCCGGCAAATGAAAAGGAACTTGGCGTAAGAAAAACACCAAGTCCCCACTTTCTTGAGCAATCTTTAGCTTTGAGTAGTACCGTGCCTCAAGCTTAGAGTCAAACTTAATACCGTCTCTCTCTGTGCGCTTGGCTCCGAACTTATGTCTTACATTAGTCATATTTTAAAAACCCCTCATCGTCAAAATATTCCGGGTATTCTAATCGAAACCATGTAAGGTAAGCGTGCCAAAAATCTAAATTATTCACTATTATCCTCCGGCAACTGCCCTAATAGATAAATAACATTTTTAACCAATTCATCCAAAGTTGCTTTAAAGGTTTGGTCGTCTGGCTTATCCTTGAAGTCTTGGAAAACCATCATGAAATCTCTAATACGTTCGTCATTGCTCATCTTATCTACTCCTATGTGTTTTAGCGTTGTTTGCTTTAGCATAAATATGTTGAATTAACTCATGTTTGCCCATCTCTTTCATCAGTCCTTCTACAATAGCTATAAATGTTTTAGGCCATTGTTCCGGGTCACATTCTGATATCTCTAGTATCTTAAATTGGGTTGGTGTTTTTTTTATGTAGTATATACATAGTGTATCCGTGGCTAAAAAATATTCTGTTTTAATTTCTTGAACGTCCGTATAGCATATCGTTTCTTCATAAATTTTTATGTATTCTAGAAACATCTTCTTTTCTCCTTATATTTTGCTAATGCTCTGTCTAACTGATTTCTAAAATTCTCTGGAGATATACGGTATCCAATATCAAATACATCATCTCCACCTAATTCTATGGTAAGCCCGTGATTTTCTTCTTTACACATACCTTGAGGAAACTTACATTTCATCTCTGACCATATTTGCTTATTCTGATAGCCGTTCTCTCCTAATGGCTCCGTCGGATTCTCTATCTGTTTGCTAATGACACCTCCAATTGAAAGTATCTGGTCGCCTCTTGCTACCCTCTCTTTGAGTACCATTATAGCTTTGATGATAATCTCCCTAGGAACGTTTCTAACGATGTTTAAGGCTCTAGGAAGGTCAAACCTCTTATCGTTGTCGTTTGCGGGCGGTACGTTCCTTAAAAGCTCAAGAGTCTCCTTTTGCTCAAGGCTAAGACTTTCATATATCTCTCGCTTCTCTTTGTTAAGGCTGTACTTCTCAAGAAAGACAGGATGACCAAGCATATCCATTTCTTTTGAAAAAAGGGCATTTGACTCCATATGCTCTAAAGAGCTTGT